TTAGAGAATCCAGGTTACATAAGAACATACAATGAAACAGTAGAAGTTCCTTGTAGAGATCGTGGTGGATACACCAGAAGAGAGACAATTGAGTACGATAACAATGATTGTACAGATGGAAAGATAGCAGGTGGTCTTCTTGGAGGTGCTGCTGGTGCTGCCATGTCAAGAGACGATGGAAGATGGTGGGCAATTCCACTAGGTATTGTGGTAGGTAGTACTATTGGTTGTGATGTGGATGGTGGTTAATGAGTGATATACAATTTAGAAGACACCGTGTGTTCAGAGAAACAGACAGTGTTATCTTTTATGATATATCTGTAGAGGAATCTAATGCTAGTGACCTTGTAGTACATACAGGTCCTGCTATATCTCCACCACCTGATTGTGTTGGAAGTAAACAGTTTTATATCCATAGTTTTCAAGACGATGTTAACAGAGTAATACAAGGTGAGAGAACCTTTGAGTTAGTAAATAAAGATTGGAAATATCCATATCACATAGTACATCTTAATGTGCATAGTGGTGCACTAGTAATACCTCGTGGTACATTTCATAGGTCAGAATCAGGTAAGGAAGGATCTATTGTAATTAATCAGGCAAAGAGATATGATGGATTTGATCCTAATTGTGAGTTCGACCCAGTGTCCACAGCAGAGAACAGAGATCTATATAATATATTAAGACACGAAAAACCTGTTGTACACACACTAGGCGAATGAAGTATACATGGTTACTACCAATAATAATAACAGCATGTGGTACTGCACCAGTGACAGATCCACCTGCACATGCCTTGGATGTTGATGAGAATGCAATAGAAAAGATAATGCGTTATGCAGAGGGATATAGAACAACAGTAATAAATCCTGATATTGAATCCATGCTAAATAGTGCACTACTAGAATTCAACCATGGCAGCAATGATACCACCGAGTCGGAAGAGTTGTTACAACTTCCGAGTGACGGAGATTAACAGAGTATTAGACGGAGATACAATAGATGTTACAATTGATTTAGGATTTGATCTTTATAAGAAAGAACGTGTTAGAATAGCAGGAGTTGATACACCTGAAAAACGTACACGAAATTTGGAGGAGAAAGCACTTGGAATCGACGCAACAAACTGGCTCAAAGAGAAATTGGATGGTGCCATTGCTGGTGACGACGAGCTTACTATTAGGACTGAACTTGATGGTGGCGTCGGCAAATATGGTCGTCTTCTGGGGTGGTTATATATCGGGGATGGGGACTTGTCGCTTAATGAACAAATGATTACCGAAGGATATGCATGGTCATATGATGGTGGTACAAAACAAAAGAACTTTGAAGACTTACGTGAGATACGTAGATCATTTGGTACTCTAGATGCTGGCTAAACTTTGGAAATCGTATACTAAATTTTGTGGAAAATTAGTTAACGTTGATCATGATAAAGAATGGGCAGACCTTAAAGAAAGATGGAAAGGTATGCGAAAGAGTCCGAAAGAATTTGTCAGATTATACATTGAAAAGGTAAAAGAAAACTTCAAGTGGGCGAAGGGATACAAAGACTTTCCAATTTATAAGATTGGTTCAGGTGTTATGATAACAACAATCTTTATTACTTCTGTACCTGAAAAGATTAGTAACCATTTAAGTATACAAAGACTTAAGTATAATTTAGAAAATTGTGATTGTACTGATGAACGGAAACTTCTTATGATAGAAGAATACGAGAACAAGAGAAAACTTGAACAATATGGAGGATAGGTAACTGTCACAAGCCCCTTACATAAGGGGTTTTTTAGTGCTATAATATTAGTATCTAAAGAAAACTGATGCAACTAAGACCACACCAAGAGCAAGCAATTCAATCAATGACTGATAATGACAAAGGACAAGTCATTGTTCCTACTGGTGGTGGTAAGACCATCTGTATGATTATGGATGCTGTCAAGCAGTTAGAAGATTATGGTACAGTTGTAGTTGTTGCACCACGCATATTACTTGCAGAGCAACTATCACATGAGTTTATGGAAATCATTAATGATCACTACAGTGATGTTGATGTAATGCATGTACACAGTGGTAAAATCAAAGGTCAATTCAGTAGCACTAGTCCATTTGAGATACAGGGATTTGTTGAGCAGAACTCAGTAAACTTTATTAGTAGAACTATTATATTCACAACATATCATTCATTACACAGAGTTCAAGAAAGTGGTATCGATGTTGATACTATCTACTTTGATGAAGCACACAACTCAGTTCAAAAGAACTTTATTGAACCAGTTGAGTATTTCTCAATATATGCAGGTAGATGCTATTTCTTTACAGCAACACCAAAGCATAGTTTCACACCTATGAAAGTTGGTATGAATGATGCTGACATCTTTGGTAACGTTATTTGTCATGTACCTGCACCTAAGTTAGTCAAGCAAGGATACATACTACCACCTAAAGTTCAGGTGTTTCGTTCAAGAATACTCAAGAAAGATGAGTTAGTTGCAGAAAGAGACAATGAGCAAATGATCAGTGCAATTGACAATCTTGATAAGGACAAGGTACTGATATGTGCCAAGTCAACTAAACAGATTGTTGCACTTGTATCACAGACAGATTTTGTACAGCAACTTGCTATCCGTGGTTACTCTTGGATGACTATTACATCAAAGACAGGTGCTATCATTGATGGTGAGAAGGTTGACAGAGAGACATTCTTTGATACACTTAATGATTGGGGTAGAACAAACAAGAAGTTTGTTGTACTGCATCACAGCATACTCTCAGAGGGCATCAATGTCAATGGTCTTGAAGCAGTATTGTTCATGAGATCCATGGACTACATAGGTATAAGTCAGACGATTGGGAGGGTCATTCGTAAAGGAGATGTGGACAAAGTATTCGGTCTTGTTTGTGTTCCAGTTTACTCTAATGTTGGTATCTCTACAGCAAGAAAGGTTGAAGCAGTAGTAGATACTATATTCAACAGAGGAGAAGCAGCAACTACAGTGATTACACGATGAACATTTGGGAAACACACGACCTGTCTAATATGCGTAGAGTCCCCTTACCAAAGGGGGACTTTTACTATGTCATGGATGAATTTTATAAGTATCCTGATCTTGTAGTAAAGGAGATCAAGAAGTTAACTCCTGCTACCTTTAAAATTAGACAGATTGAAGAAGATGAATCATCATATAATGATAAGTTTTTTAGAGATCATAGAGGAGAAGGAATGTACAGAGGTCTGTATCGATTGACCTATGATCTAGGTAAGATTATAAAACAAAAACCCATCAATACAGATCAAATGGAAGAGTATAAGATGGGAACTTTGTACACTAATCATGCCACAATTTATAGACATCCATTTAATGAATTGAAGGACTCCTATTGGTATCCTCACATTGACTCAGGGTGGAATGGAATTGTATACTTGAATAAGAATGACTCAGGGAAGAATGGTACAAACATATATTCGGTCATGAGAAATAAAAAACGGATCATTGATAGGAACATGAACTCCCATGAACATCATTACCCATATATTTCAAAAAGTCAAATAGATCGTCTTGCTTACATACCATCAACATTCAATAAGTTTGCATTTTACAATGGAGTCAAGTACTTTCATGGTATGCATATTGGGGATGAACAATACGTATGTGATATAGGAGAAGAGTTAGAAGAAGAAAGGATAAATCAGGTATTCTTCTTTCGTAATCAACCTGCTATTGTTAGAAATAGTTTTGCTTCAATGATATTTTATAGACATTCGGGAC